CGCCAGGGCCAAGGCCGAGAACATCAAGCTATCCATTCGTGTTCATGACCTGGAAACCGAACTCGACCTTCGAGCCGATGCAGCCTTGAATGGTTACTTCGTTCGGCCGAATCGTCATCCATGAACTTTGACCGCGACAAGGGCCACGTTCGGGTCGGAAAGCTGTGCGTGACCTGGACTGGACGACAAGCACAAGGGGCGCCAATGTTCGATCGCGCCTGGATCGTGCTCACTCGCATGGTGGACGACACAGGCAGGGTCACTTCTGAGGAGCGATTCGGCGGCTGGGCACTGCGAGCGCCAGGCAAGAGCAGACCCCGCCGCATGTTGACGGTGGGCTGGCAGGGGCACGCGCTGGGCATCCCCCGCAAGCACAGGAAGGCCATCGCAGCCTCCCGTGAGCGCAACGGCACCACCAGCGAGGTGCTCTCATGACCGCACCACGTTCCGGCGCAGGCAAAGCCTCCGACCGCAAGATGCTCCTGGGGATGTTCGCCGCCGCCGAGGCACAGGGCTGGACGCTTCACCAGAAGTCCAGAGGCATCATGCTCCGCTCCCCCGAGGGGAAAGCCGTGATGGCTCACCTGTCGGTGTCAGACAATCGGGGAATGAAGAATCTGCGCTCAGAACTACGGCGGGCTGGATTGATTCTGCGCAAAGGGAGGCAGTAATGACCGAGTTCCGGTTCTATCGAGCGTCCGGGCACCGAGATGGTGACCCCGAAGTCGTGGAGATAGCGACGATTGACGACCTTCGCAAACTCTCAGATGACGAATCGGGTGATGATCTGATCCTTAGCTTCGGTGGTTCCATATCTAAGCCTGGGATCACGGTCTATAACGATTACCTTGAATGAGGGGTGACTTGGCTTGAACATCGAGGCTATTCTCGGACCCATGCCGCCAGGCCATGAAGTTTCACCACCCCACGCCAGGTCATGACGCCCATTTGCGGCGCCAAAAGGCACCAGCAGCCTGGCGTTTGTCGTCAACCTGCCGGTTGGGGCACGGATCATCCTGGTGTCGGCAAGTGCAAGCTCCACGGGGGGAGCACACGCAACCATCGCAGCGGTCCTGCCAATGATCGCCTTCAAGCCGAGGTCAGGACGTTGCTGGGCCGCGAGGACCTGGTGCCCATCGCCGACCCGCTGCACCAGCTTCAGCTCCTGGCAGCCGAGGTGCTGCGCATCAAGGACATCTTCGCCGACAAGGTGGAGCGGCTGATCGACTGGACCACCGAGGACATTTCTGAGAAGGAGGAGGTCAGGGCGGTCATCCTGGCCTACGAGCGAGCACTGGACCGCTGTGACCACGTACTGCACGGCATGGCACGCCTGGACATCGACGCCCGGCTGGCACGCGTCAGCGAGGTGCAGGCAGCCATGCTCATTCGAGTGGTCGAGGCGGTGCTCGATAGTCGTGAGCTGGGACTTGACCGGGAAGCCCGCATTCTGGGCCGCACCATCCTGGCTCAGGAGCTGGCCAATGTGTCCTCCACTTGACCCCGCGCTCCAGCTCGTCTCTGAGTGGGCCGTGCCTGCACAGCGCGACGCTATGGCCAGGTACTACAACGACCCGGTGGGCTTCGCACGCACCTGCATCGAGTGGCCTGAGGACGCCGCGCTCACCGACTACCAGGCCGACATTCTCCAGTCCCTGGTGGACAATACGAAGGTCTGCGTGCGTTCCCTCCACGGGGCAGGCAAAGCCTTGTTGACCAGGACTTCTATCCCAACGCCCACTGGCTGGATGACAATGGGCGACCTGCGAGTTGGCGACCAGGTGCTCTCCGAACAGGGCGTGCCGTGCAATGTGGTGTCGGTGTCTCCGCGATGGTGGGGGGACACCTGGCGGGTGTCGTTCTCTGACGGCTCCAGCCTGGTCACTCACGGCAACCATGAATGGAAGGCCATCGACGTGAACCGGCGTCCGATGGGGGTTGGCGACTGGCGGGACCACTGGGACAGCACTTTCCTGGTCACCACCCGGCACATGGCCGAGACATTGCGGACCACCTGCGGCCAGCTTCGATGGCGGATTCCTACCACTCGCCCCCTGAGTGCGCCAGAAGCCCCGCTGCCTATCGACCCCTACCTACTGGGCCTCTGGTTGGGCGACGGGAACACAAGGGACGGAAGGCTGACCCTCAACTCCGAAGACCTTCCTGAGTTCGAGCAGTGGATCGGCGAGTCTCATCGGAATCAAGAGCAGAGGGGCTGTTGGAGCGTCTGGGTGAAAGGGCTGCACAAAGCCCTGCGTCTGAACGGTTTACTGAACCACAAGCACATCCCGATGGCCTACCTGCGAGCATCTGAAGCTCAGCGGCGTGCCCTAGTACAGGGCCTCATGGACTCTGACGGGTTCCACACTCGTAGCTCGGACGGCATTGACTTGTGCAACAAGCAGCTGGCCCTCGATGTGTGCGAACTGTTCCGCAGCTTGGGCCTGGTGGTCAGGATGGCCGAGGGCGACGCCAAGCTCTACGGACGGGTCACCAGCACCAGGTATCGCATCGCGGTTCGATTCGATCAGTGTCCGTTCCGGCTGTCTCGGTATACAGACACCTGGACTTCCCGAGGGAGTCAGGCATCCCGCCACACAGGGCGCACCATCGTGGACGTGCAGCGAGTGTCTGACGAGGAAACCGTGTGCATCACGGTCGACTCACCCTCGCACCTGTTCCTGGCGGGCGACGACTTCATTCCGACTCACAACACCACGACCGTCTCGCTCGCAGTCATCTGGTTCGCCCTGACCAGGGACGCAGCAGGTGTGGATTGGAAATGTCCGACGACGGCAGGTGCCTGGCGACAGCTGGAGCAGTACCTGTGGCCCGAGATTCACCGGTGGGCGCGCTGCCTGCGCTGGGATGTCATCGGACGCCCGCCCTTCAAGCGTCAGGAGCTGCTCCGACTCAACCTCAACCTGCGCTTCGGCAGCGCATTTGCCGTGGCCAGCGACATACCGGCCAACATCGAGGGTGTCCACGCCGACGCGGTGCTTTATGTTTTCGATGAATCGAAGGCTGTGACCGACGCCACCTTTGATGCAGCTGAAGGTGCCTTTTCCGGCACAGGAGAGGCCTTCGCCCTGGCATCGAGCACGCCCGGCGAGCCTGTGGGCAGGTTCTATGCCATCCACGCCCGCAAGCCGGGAATGGAGGACTGGACCCCAATGCACGTCACGCTCGCAGCTGCGCTCAAAGCTGGTCGAGTCGCACAGAGCTGGGTCGATCAGCGTGGCCTTCAGTGGGGCACGGAATCTGCGCTCTACGCCAATCGTGTCCTGGGCGAGTTCCACTCGGCAGACGAAGATGGGGTCATCCCGCTGAGCTGGATCGAGGCGGCGGTCGAGCGTTGGTACGCCCACAGCGAGGAATATGACAATGTCCAGTTGGGGAGCACAGTCCTGGTAGACCGCGTGGGAATGGACGTGGCCCGCTTCGGCGGCGACGAGACAATCGCCAGCCTGTGGCACGAGGACCGCTGCCTGGAACTGCGGAAGTGGCGGATGGAGGACACAGCTGCGACGACGGGCCATCTGGTCGCCATCCTGCGAGCCAACCCCAACTGCTCGGCCATCGTGGACACGGACGGACTCGGAGCAGGGGTGACCGATCATGCCCGTGACCAGGGATTCACCGTCGAGGCCTTCCATGCCGCAGCTCGCACCGACAAGAAGGACTCCAGCGGTGAGCTGGGCTTTTTGAACGTTCGAGCCGCCGCATGGTGGACGCTCCGAGAGCAACTGGACCCGAAAGAGTCCCCCACGCTGGAGCTGCCAGACGACTCGATGCTGCTCAGCGACCTGTGCGCCCCGCACTGGAAGGTGACCGGACGAGGCCTCATCCAGGTCGAGGCCAAGGTCGACCTCAAAAAGCGCCTGGGACGGTCCCCAGATGCCGCTGACGCCGTTGTGATGGCACGGTGGGCAGAACGGCCCCGTAGGCGTCGCAGGATGACTCACGTAGGCCGCGAAGAGCGCCTGGTGAGCAGCGACGGCTGGCGAGGACCGGACCCGGCGCTGGCTGGGACTCGCGATGGCAGGCGTTGATCGCCGTATACGCGGGCCAGTGAAAGCTATGTATTGTTTACAAGAACTGCTACCCTGTAAACACCTCCACATCGAAAGAAAGGAACCCATGACCGAAACCCCCGAAACCCCCGAAACCGGCGTGGTGAGCACGAGAATGGGAATCGAGCTGCGCGGCCGGATCAAGGCGGCGGCTGAGCAGGCTGGCGTGACCGTCAGCGACTGGATGCAGCAGGCAGCGGTCGAGATGCTTGCCAG